GGTCGTGGCTTTTAGGGCTGCGGCCACGTGTTTTTCATAAGGCGTTGGGATTGGGGTGATAGGGGCGTCTATGTCTATGCCGTAGACTTCTTCCAGAGGAATGCGAAGGGCATCAATGTACCTGACCATGTCACGGAAGGAGATGCGGTCTCCCCCTGCGCCATAGTCTAGCCATCTCTTCACTGTCGCTCGGCTTACTTTTAGCAGTTTGCCGATGGCGTCGAGTGTCTTTCCTTCCTCACGGAGTTTGCGAACCCTATGCATAACCGCGCCCCAAGCGCGTTCATTAACCCTGTAACTTTCCATAATTTCAGTCATAGGATGTTCCTTGTTCCGTGGGTGAAAAACGTCGTTGACTAATCTGTTACACTGTGGAAACATTTCGGGCATGCCAAACGTACTTGAACAATTTCGGCTGTGTAACGCGCTGAGTTTCGCTGAAATAGGCAGGCGTGTCGGGCTTAGCCGCGTGTCTGTCCTCATGCACTGTAAGGGTGAGCGGCCAATAGGAGGGGAAGCGGCCATCCGCTATTCCGTCCATTTGGGTATCCCGCTCCGGCATCTTCGCCCGGATTTGTTCAAGCAGTTCCCATGTGCCGACAACGGCGAACCAAAGAAGGTCGCCTAAGTTTGGCACAGTATAACCCAAACCCCGCGCGGCAGCTAAGCGAACGCGCGAGCGATTGTCTCGGCGGAGGGAATGAGGATGTGGAACAATGGAAGATAACCTCGAAGGGTTGCAACCATGGGAAATGATGCGCGCTGCAAAAGACGCGCTCGGCATGTCTGCCCTTAATCGAATTTTCATGACCGGGGATAAGACGCTCTACAAGCAAATGCGCAACCCGGATTTCGGTGGCGAAAGTCATAGGCCCGTTATCCAGCGCGTGAGGATGGTCTTGCACGACCTCGACAACGCCGGGGCAAGTGAGCTTGCACGGGCCATGCTGAACTACATGGCGGTTCCCCTAGGTGTCCATGTAGTGCCCAATGCCTCGGCAACGCCGGACAAGGATAACATGCAGGATGAATGCTTGGACGACTACCCGTGCCTTGTTGCCCTGCATGATGCCATCCGCTCAGGTCAGGGGGTGCGGGCGATTGAGAGCTTGGCCGAGGAGGTGAAGCGCGAAGTGGACGAAACCGTGGTGGCATACCGCAACGAACAAGAAGGGAGGTAGCAATGGAGCAGCAACGCTGCCCGATCTGCGGCGCGCCGACTGCCCGCCCGTACTGTAGCGCCGGGTGCTTCAATGGGCGCAACGGCCTGCGCAGGTATCCTGATGTTGGGAAGGTGAAGACGGTTGGCGAGGTGAAGGCCGTGAAGATTAAGAACGTAAGGAGGTAAGGACGATGGCGGAAGCTGAAAAGGTACAGATTCAGACGGTCGTTGATAGCGAGCTTGGCTGTGAGCTGGTGGATATCGTGAATGTCCTTGGAGACTTGGGCGTCCCCAAGGACAAGATTTTAGACGTGCTTGGTTGTCGGCTTACCGAGGCTGTCTGTCAGCTTCGTTAAGGGCGTCAAGTGTGCTCTCAAAGACTATGTTGGGGCTGAGGTCTGCACCGCCTTTTGCGGCTGCATAAGCGAGTACATAGGCAAGCTTATAGTTGTCGGGTTTGTCATTCAGCAGAGATCTGATGTGATACAGCTCATTTTTAGAGGTAGATTCTGACATGATTTCTCCTTTCTGGTTAGGTGGTTAATGAGATTGACAAGAAAGGCGATACCAGAAAGGTGAAGGCAAAAAAAGCCCCCCGGCGGCTACCGGGGGGCAGGGTTCTAGCGGGTGCTAGATACCTTAAAGACCAAACCAAAGTATGCCACGGAGCATGCGAAAACGCAAGGAAAGCTGCACTTATGAGGCCCAAGAAGTATCGCAAAATTTCCCCGCAGTTTTGGAATGACCGCCGCGTGCGGAATTTGACCGACAACGCAAAGCTTTCACTGCTGTTCATGCTTACTCATCCGCATATGACGCCCTTGGGCGCTATCCGTGCGAACCTACCGGGGCTTGCGTGTGAGCTGGGGTGGTCTGCCGAAGGCTTTAGGGAAGCCTTCGAGGAAGCCCTAGCACAAGGCATGGTCCAGTATGACGAAAGGGCATGCCTTTTGTGGTTTCCCAATTTCATCAAGCATAACCTGCCGGAGTCGCCTAACGTGATCAAGTCATGGGTGGGCGGCTATCACGACCTGCCTGAATGCGACCTAAAAGACACTATGGTAACCCGCGCCTATGAAGTGGTTTCGGGGATGTCGCAAGGCTTCCGCGTAGCCTTTCGGGAAGCCTTTGCCGAGGCTTTGCCACAGGCTATCGCTAATCAGGAGCAGGAGCAGGAGCAGGAGCAGGAAGAAGAGAAGAGAGCTTCTTGCGAAGCTTCGTCACCGTCTGCCGACGGCGACACGTCGCGCCCTGCTCCTGAACAGCCTGAAACGACCTGCGAAGTGGAAGACACCGAGCCTACACCAGAAGCGCCAAAGAAAGCCGCTTGCCCGTATAAGCGCATCGTGGAGGCCTACAACGTACGGCTTGGGCAGTATCTCCCCACCGTTCGTGAGTTGACCGACAAGCGCAAGAAGCACGTGCGCGCACGGTGGCAAAGCAACCCGGAGCGGCAGAGCGTCGAGTGGTGGGACAGCTATTTCGAGTACGTCTCTCGCTCGCCGTTCCTGTGCGGCCAGAAGAATGGCTTCCGCGCCAACTTTGATTGGCTGGTAAACCCGAGCAACCTGACCAAGGTTGTCGAAGGCACGTACCACGATCAGGCCGAGGCAAGCGCCAAGGGGGCGCCGAAGGGCAAGCAAAGTGTGAGCGAGAAGAATCGCAGCGTGTTCGAGCGACTGGCGGCGGAGGGGTAGCGACATGGAATGGAGCAACAAGAACGAACGGATGCAGTTTTTGGCGAGCTTTGCGGCCTTGTGCGAGACGTTTGGCAAGGAGTGCACAGAGCAGTTGCCCAAGATTTACCACCGCGCCTTGCAGGACTTCACGGTGGAGCAGGTGAAAACGGCCATTGGCAAGGCTATCATGCACGGGCGTTTCTTTCCGCGCCCGGTTGAGCTACGCGAGCTGGTGCAAGGGCGAGTTGAAACCCGCGCTGAGCTGGAGGCAGACAAGGTGCTCAAGGCCATTGCCGAGTATGGCGCATACAACGCCGTAGCCTTTGACGACCACGTAACCGCCGCCGTGGTGTGGCGGGGGTTCGGAGGCTGGGGGCTGCTGTGCGACAGCGTGCGCGAAGGCGAAGAAAAGTGGTTCCGCAAGGACTTCGTGCGGCGGTATGTGGCGTTTGCCGAGGAAGGCATCACGCACGCCAAGGCGTTGCCCGGACGCAGGGGGACAGAAAGTGTTGTCCTTGTCGGTGATCGGAAAAAGGCGCTCGCCGTTTTGGAGAGGGCCGAACCGAAGAGGTTGCAGTGATGGGGTGTTGGATAGAAATCCCGGCGATGGTTGCCGGACGCCTCCCGGTGGAGTTCCTGCCGCCGCGTGGCGAGGTGGTGGAGTTTGAAGTTGATTGCCACGAGCATTTGGGCGGGCGGCGCGTGGACGTGATCTTGATGCGGGGTGCCTTCGATGGCGAGCGGTTTGACGCCTTCGAGAGGACCATCAACACCGTGTACCCAATCATGCGCGCGGCACGCTGGCGGCAGATCTGCGCCACCGAGGCCGCATAGGAGCGATGATGTTTTATACCTGCAAGTGGTTTCGCATTGAAGAACTGGTGCCGCCGCCGGAGTTGTTGCCGGAGAATATGCAGCGTGCGTATCGGCATTATCCGGCTATGCTGTTCCGGTGCTTTGATCGTCGGCTGTTGGTGACGCTGGACCTGTTCCGCAAGCGGTACGGTGTCTTCACCGTGAACGACTGGCCATGGCGCGGGGATGATCCGAACGCCTTGCGGTATAGCGGGTGGCGTCCCTTTGGGTGCGGCGTTGGCGCGGACCTGTCCGAGCACTACTGGTTTCGCGCCTTCGATGGGCACTTCCGCTATGTGACCCCGCAGGAGATTTGGGACGACATGCTCAAGAATCCCACAGCCCCGACCTTCGCACATGTAGAGCGCATCGAAGCCGGGGCCGGGATGTCGTGGGGGCACATCGATGTCGGCCAGCACAAGCGCTATGGCCAAGCCATTCGCGTCATCCCCGGACCTCACGGGGACCGGGCTGGGTTGCCGGGGTATATTGAGAAGGTGGCGGCGTGAAAGGGTGCCGCCCGCTAACTGAGGACGAAATCCGCCGAGCATTTTCGTCGTTCTCTGGAAGGCTCGCCGTGCGCAATAGGTGCTTGTTTGTACTTGGCGTTACGGCGGGCTTTCGCGTTTCCGAAATGTTGTCCCTGCATGTGCGGGACGTGGTGGCGCAGAAGCGCGTGCGGCGTTCCGTGCGGGTGGCGCGGCGGCATATGAAGGGGCGGCACGAAAGCCGGACGGTCTACCTCGCGCGCGAGGCCCGCGTGGCGATCTTGGAGCAGATCAGGGCGCTGGGGTGGCCGTCGCCTGATACGCCGCTGTTCCTGTCGCAGTCGGGCCGGGGGGCTATCTCGCGGTCACAGGCGTACCGGGTGTTGATTCATGCCTTCGAAGCCAGTGGCATCAGCGAGAACCTCGGTACGCACACCTTGCGCAAGACGTTTGCGAATCGGCTCTATGATTACATGTTGGAACAGGTGGCGGCGGGCAAGGCCGTGGACCCCTTCACGGAGGTGAGCCTTGCCCTCGGCCACAAAGACCCGGCCAGCACGCGCCACTATTTGAGTTTCCGCGACGAGCGCCGTAGGGCCGCGATCCAATTTATGGGAGGCATTTTTGATGGGGAAGACGCTGACGGTGCGGCAGGTCGCCGAGCGGCTTGAATGCCGCCCGGAATACGTCCGGGGGTTGATCCGGCGCGGGGAACTGCGGGCCAGCAACCTCGGAACGGCTGAACGCCCACGCTACCGCATCCGCGCGATAAGCCTTGAGGCGTTTTTGGATGAACGTGAAGTTGTGGGGATAGAGGAAGACTAATGCTCAGTTGTCCACGGTGCGGAGCGGATACGATGGTGGTGCGGTCGCTGGATGATTACAGGACTGTTGTCCGTCTGCGGGAGTGCAAGCGCTGTAGCCATAGGTTCACCACAACGGAACTGATGAATACAGAAATGAATGGATTTATCGAGGCGTTGTCCCGCACGCACATGCAAGAAGAACAAACATAGAAGAAAAGATACCGCATATCCATGTATATAGGCGTCGCCATTATGGCGGCGCTTTTTTATTTTGTATGGCGATTGTGTTTTATCGTCTCAAAATTGTGGAGGTTAGCATGGACGATGTGAAACCTATCTATCAGTCTCGCACCTTTTGGGGTGTGGTTGTGTCCTTCATCAGCACCATTGCGGCCCTGTGGGGCCATGGTGTGGGCGCAGAGGCGCAAGCGGGCTTGGTTGATTGCGGGGTGGCTATCGGCGCGGCTGTGGGCGCTGTGGCGACCGTGTATGGCCGCATGAAGGCGTCCAAGAAAGTGAGCGTGAAGAAGGGAGCAAAAGGGGCCGCAAAGCCCCTCTTGGTGCTGGCACTGTGCGTGCCGCTGTCCTTGCAGGCGTGCGCATTGGCCGACCTGTCGCCGCAGGATCGCGCCCTCGCCGTCGGGGAGGAGCTGAGGATCAACTATGTCGGCCTGTATGCCGAGTATGGCGAATTGCATGAGGCGTTGCCGCCCGAAGGTGTGGCGTTTCTGCACGCCAATGTGGCCCCGGCCATGGATACCGCCAAGCGTGCCATCGTGGCCTATCGCGACGCCGCACAGGTCTACGCTCGGACCGACACGGAGCCGGAAGGATATGACGCCTTGCTGCGCGATGCGCGGCGGGCGTTTTCGTCGTGCGCGGCTTTGATCATGGACGCGAAACAGTATCTCGACGGAGGGGATAAGTCATGAAGGATGGAACCATTGCCCTGATTGAATCCGGACTGCGCCTTGGTGTGCAGGCCTACGAAACCGCCATGCGCTTGAAGGCGGAAGGCTATGACGTCCCGGCTTTGGATGAGTTCCAGCGCCGGACCGATGAGCTGCGCGACCTGCCTGATCTGGCCCACGGGCTGCGCGTGGTCCCCTCGCCGGACGGTGACGGGGCCGCGTAATGCCGGAGCGCATGAGCATTGAATCCTTGATGCAGTTGATGGGGGGCGTTCTGCCCCCTGTCCTGCTGGCGCTGTTTGGCGGCACTGTGCGCGTCCTGCGCGGGCCGGGAGCGTGCTCCGCCCGGTACGTGTTCGCCACCATCGTTACTGCGGCGTTTACGGGATACATGGTTCACCTGCTGCTGGAGCCTGTCGCCTTCGTCCCCGAAGGGATGCGGCAAGCCTGCGTCGGCGTTGCCGGGTACGCGGGCGGGCAGCTCCTCGACATTATCGCAGACCGTGTATGCGCCGCCGCCAAGACCTTCAACCCAACAAACAAGAGGTAAGACACCATGCAAGCGTTGCCTCCTTTGCCGCCGACGGCGCAGGTCGTGGCGGAAGTCATCGGCAGAGCGCGGACGCTGGCCCTTGCCAAGGCGTGCCGCTTTCGTTCGTTGTACGTGCCCCAGCGTTTGCCCGCCTGCCATTGGTTGCGGGATGTGGTGGGTGATCAGGCAGCGCAAGCGCTGGTGGATGAGTTTAGGGGGATGCAGTTGCCGTTAGCCCGCTGCGCACGGGTGGAAAAGGCCGAGCGCGACGCACGCATCATTCATATGCGGGCCGAGGGCTTGAGCGCAGGGGAGATAGGGCGGCGGCTTGGAGTGCCCGCAAGCACAGTGAGGACGGTGGTTCACAGGCACAGGCTTGCCGCCGCAGCATGATTCTAGGCAGCGAAATGCAACATTCCCCATAAAGTTTACGGATTGAGAGCTAGACGCCGCTAGGCGCTTGCAAACGAAGCCAGGAACACAACGGGTCCTTCCCGAAGGGGGGAAAAGAGTGGGTCGAGCTGAGGCACGAAGTTTTCTTTCTGCGTGGCCTCGGGAAATGACTTTCTGTTTCGACGATCAAAACCCTGTGAACAACCTTGATAAATGGTTGAAATAATGAGCGAAGTGAAAAAGAAAAAACAGAAAACGGAGAAGCAGACCGCACAAGCCGTGGTGGACATGCAGGGGCTGGCCCTTGCGCTGGGCCTGTCCTTGCCCACGGTTCGGGCGCGGGTACGCGAGGGGATGCCCTGCGTGCAGGAGGGGGGCAGGGGTAAGGCGTGGAAGTTTGACCTTGCGGAGTGTGTCGCATGGCACACCGAGCGGGCTGTGTCCAAGGCGGTTGGGGATGTCGAGGACGGCATCAGCAAGGGGGAGCTGGAACGCTTGCTCCTTGTGGAGGAGCTGAAGATCAAGCGTGTGTCGGCGGCGCGGGAGTTGGGTGAAGTCGCGCCCATTGAAGAGATGGAGCGCGTCATAGCTTCCGCCTTTGTGGAGGTGCGGCAGGCGATGCTTGCCTTGCCTGATAGGCTGGCGCTGCGCGTTATGGCCGCCACTGATGAAACGGCGGTGAAGGAGATACTTCGGGAGGAAATAGACTTGGCGCTTTCCTCGCTCGCGGAAACTGATTTGCTGGAGAAGATTGAAGATGCCGCAGACTGATATAGACCTGAGCAATGAGGAAGGCATTCGGCGGGCTATCCGAGGACTCATGGGAATGTTCCGGCCGCCAGAGCGTCTGACGGTTTCCGAGTGGGCGGACAAGTACCGCCGCGTCAGCGTCGCCAACGCGATGCCCGGCCCATGGCGCACGGACAATGCGCCGTATCAGCGTGGGCCTATGGACTGCATGAGTGATGCGCGAACCTATAGGGTGTCGCTCATGTGGTCGGCGCAGGTCGGCAAGACTGAGTGCGAGAACAACGCGATAGGGTACTACATCGACTTGAACCCCAAGAGCTGCATCATGATGCAGCCCACGCAGTCCGACGGCAAGGTGTGGCTGGAAACCAAGCTGACGCCGCTTATCAATGAGACGCCGCAGGTTGGGGAGAAGGTCGCCAAGCCACGAGGGCGCGACGGCGTGAACAACGCCACCATGAAGTCATACCCCGGCGGTTTTTTGTTGCTCGCCTACAGCGGCAGCACGCGGACCATGCGCGGCAGATCAGCGCCCATAATCATATGTGACGAGGTGGACGGCTACAGCATGACCGAGGAAGGTGATCCGATTGAATTGCTGTGGCAACGTGCCTCGACCTTTGGCGATCAGAAGAAGCTGATCGAATCCAGTACGCCCACCATCAAGGGATTCTCCCGCATTGAAAAGGCGTTCGAGGCTGGGGACAAGCGGCGCTATTACGTGCCGTGCCCCCATTGCGGAGCCTTCCAGACCCTACAGTGGGGAAATGTGAAATGGGATCATGATGAACAGGGCGGGCACCTCCCGGAAACAGCGTATTACGTGTGCGAGTCCTGCGGGTGTGTGATCGAGGACAAGGACAAGCCCGCGATGTTGGCGGCTGGTGAGTGGCGCGCGGAGAAGCCGTTTCGAGGGCACGCGTCATTCCACTTGAACGAACTGTATTCACCGTGGCGGCGCTGGCGCGATATTGCGCAAAGCTTCTTGGACAAGAAGCACAGGGGCGACCTGCAAAGCTTCGTGAATGTTTCGCTTGCCGAGACATGGGAAGAGGAAGGCGAGCAGGTTGACGAGACGGGGCTTCGGAACCGTTGCGAGCAGTACGCCGCGCCTGTGCCCATGGCGGGCCTGTTGCTGACCGCTGGCGTTGATACGCAGCCGGACCGATTGGAAATTGAAGTGGTTGCGTGGGGGCATGAGGAAGAATCGTGGAGCATTGATTATCACGTGATTTACGGCGATCCGGATCAGTCCTCCGTGTGGGAAGCCCTTGACGATTACCTTGAACGTCGGTGGCTCCATGAGTCCGGGGTGGAGCTGTCGATCCATGCGGCGTGCATCGACTCCGGCGGCAGCAATACGCAAGCCGTGTACAACTACTGCCGATCCCGTTGGGCCGCGCGCCGTTGGGCGATCAAGGGCAAGGGCGGGGAGGGCGTGCCGATTGTCGGTGCTCCCCGCAAGCTCAAGACCGGAAAAGGAAAAAAGGGGCGGCCTGTCCGCTTGTTCTCCATTGGCGTCGATCAGGCAAAGACGTTGCTCTACAAGCGTTTGCCGTTGGACGGATCAGGGCCGGGGCGTCTGCACTTCCCGGCGACGTATGCGGAGTTCGACGAATACTTCCAGCAGATCACTGCCGAGAAGTGCATAACCCGTTACGTGAAAGGCTTCCCTAAACGTGAGTGGGTGAAGACCCGGCCACGTAACGAGGCGCTGGATTGCCGGGTCTATGCCTATGCGGCCCTCCTGATTGCCCGCCCGAATTTCCAGAAACTTGAATCCCGTCTGCAATCCCAAAGCGAAGTCGTGGCTCTCTCTGAACCTGCCGAAGCGTCCCAAAACGCAGTGGTTTCAAAAGCCGAGGTGCAGGAAAATCCTCCGAAAGAACGGAAGAAGAGAAAAGTCAAAAAGCGTCGGAAGCGGCGTTCTAACTTCGTGATGGGATGATGATCAACGAGCTACCACGCCAGATTGCCATAAGCGAAAGCACCTCCTGTAGAATCCTCCTTGGGCTTCCTGCATCCGAGGGGTGGGCGGCAACGCTCGCCCTTCGGGGGCAGGGTTCCACTGATGTTGAAGGCGTTGCCGATGGTGATGCCTTTGTCTTTTCGTTTGTTTGCACACTGCCTGCGGGGCGGCATTGGTGGCAGCTCATTGCCACGCGTGGCGATGAGCTGCGTGTTGTGCAGTCCGGAAAGCTGGAGGTGGTCCCTAACTTCCTTGGCGTCGATGGACCCTATGACGGACGGACGGAAGCCGAGAAGGCTCTAGAGGCCGTGGACGCGGCGCTGTCCGGTTGTGCGGGGGATGCTGTGTGGTCATACCAGATCGCTGGGAGGCAGCTCCAGCGCTACAGCATTGACCAGCTGCGGAAGCTGCGTGGCCAGCTAGTTGTCCGCGTTCGTTCTGAGCGCGGGCAAAACGGATTCAAAACCATAGGGGTGCGCCTGTGAGCCTGTTGGATATTTTCCGGGGGCGCGCTGTTGAGGCAGACCCGGCCCCACGTCGCAGGACGCTGCCGCCCCGGTTTGGACGGCGGAACTATGGGGCCGAGTCCGGCTCGTTTGACGCCGCGTCAGCGAATCGGACAACCGCAGGATGGACCAGCGAGCCGATGAGCGCGTCCGTATTGGTTGAACGCTCGTGGCGTGTTTTGTGCGCACGCGGGCGCGAGGCCGCCAACAATATCGACCACGGCAAGCGTTTCCTGCGCTTGGTGCGGACAAACGTTGTTGGGCCTCGCGGTGTCGCTGTGGTGCCGACCGTACAGCTTGCGGATGGAAGCCCCGATGCGTTGGCCCGGCAGGCGTTGTCTGATGCGTGGAAGCATTGGGGCCAGAACCCTGATGTGACAGGCACACTGACATGGCGCGAACTGCAAGGTCTGTCCGTTCAGACCGTCGCTCGGGATGGTGAGGTATTTGTCCGCAGGCTGCGCGGTCGGCGTTTTGGGGCCTATCACTACCAGCTCCAGTTGATTGATCCCGTACGTGTCCCGGTGCAAATGCGCGAGAAGTTGACGAACGGGAATCGCATTCGGGCTGGGATTGAGTTCACGCCGGAAGGGCGTCCTGTTGCGTACTACCTGCGTGGCGATCAGGACGACTATATCAGTGGTGTCGATTACGGAGGCGCGAGGTACGAGCGTATCCCTGCCGAAGAAATATACCACCTATTTGTCCCGGAGATGATCAACCAGCCGCGTGGGGTGTCGTGGATGGGCACGGCGCTGACACGTATGCACCATTTGTCGAGGTACGAGACCGCCGCAGTCATCAACGCCCGTATCGGCGCGTCTAAGATGGGATTCTTTGAGTCCGATCCCGAAATGGAAGTTCCGGAGTTTGATGACGACGAAGACGAAGAGGTGTTTCCCATGGACGCCGAGCCGGGAACCATGGAGCGCTTGCCCTATGGGTACAAGTTCCGCGCATGGGATCCGCAGTACCCACAAGGCGAGTTCGGTGTCTTTGTGCGGTCATGTTTGCAATCCATTTCCGCAGGTCTTGGCGTGTCCTACGCCTCGTTGTCTGGCGACCTGTCAGGCGTGAATTATTCCAGCATCAGGGCCGGAGTACTCGACGAGCGGGACCAGTGGATGGACCTGCAACAGTGGTTCATCGACAAGCTGGTGCAACCCGTCTTTGAAGACTGGATTGCGACGGCAGTGTTGGCCGGGGCCATCAAGATCGGCCTGACTCCCTTACGCGCTGAACGCGTCGAGCAGTATAAGCGCGCGCGATATCAGGCACGACGCTGGCAGTGGGTTGACCCGCAAAAGGATGTGAAGGCCGCCCGTGAAGCACAGAACGGTTTGATGCGTTCTGTTTCCGACACGATCAGGGAACAGGGGCGTGATCCTGAAGAGGTCTTTGAAGAGATCAAGGAAGATCGGGATCGGTGGGAGGAATTGGGACTGGCCCCGGCCCCGGTGAAACAAACCGCTCCGAAGGGGCAGGAGCATGGAGGCGATGATGCCGCAGAAGATGAAGCCGACGCTTGAGCAGATTCAGAGCCAGAATTGCCGAGCGTATTTCCCGGTTGAGATGGTCCGTTCCGTCGATGAGGAAAAGCGTACGGTCGAAATCGCGTTTTCCTCGGATCGGGAGATTGAACAGTTTTGGCTCACGATCCTTGTGTTGGAGCATAGCGCATCCGCATGTGACCTGAACCGCCTGAACAACGGCGGGGCTGTGCTGTTCAACCACAACCGCTCGGCTCATATCGGCGTTGTGGAGTCGGCCCGAATTGATGGGGACGGCAAGGGGCGCGCGGTTGTGCGCTTTAGCCGATCACCACTCGGGGAAGAGAAGTTCCGGGACGTGGTTGATGGTGTTCTGCGGCATGTTTCCGTCGGGTTTGAGGTGGATGAAGTCAAGCTGGTGGAAAGCCGCAAGGATGATGTGGATGTGTACAGGGCGACGAAATGGACGCCCTACGAAATTTCGTTCGTGACCATCCCCGCGGATGATTCTGTGGGTGTGGGGCGTGACCACGGTGGCGCGCCGAAACCTGAAACGATGGAGGGAAGAGGAATGCCCCAGAAAGGCGCAGCTCCTAAAGGTGAAAACGGCGCGGGCGTGCCCCCTGTTGATCTGACCGCCGAGCGCGACGCCGCTGTTCTGGCCGAACGGCAGCGCATGGACGATCTGTTGAATATGGGCCGGGAGTATAACGCCCCGGAAGAGGCCGAGCGCTTTGTCCGTGAAGGCAAGTCGCCGGATCAGTTTCGGCAGCTCCTGCTGGAGCGGATGAACCAGAAAGCCGACAAGCCCACCCCCGACGAGATGAACGCTGATGTGGGCCTGAGCGAACGTGAAATCAAGCGCTATTCCTTCGTGAAGGTGCTGCGAGCGCTGGATCCGAACAACCTGCGCGCACGCGAAGCCGCAGCTTTCGAACTGGAAGTTTCCAATGCCGCCGCCCAGCACCTTGCGCGTGAAGTGCAGGGCATCGTTGTGCCCCCGGAGGTGCTGCAAACGCCGCTCGCCCGTACCTACACCACCGACAGCGGGGCCGCTCCGCACGGTGGTGCACTGGTTGGCACTGAGTTGCTGGAAAGCAGCTTCATCGAGCTGCTGAGGAAACGTTGTCTGTTGATGCAGCTTGGTTCCAAGCTCGGCGGCCTTGTCGGCAACGTTGATATCCCGAAGCAGATCAGCGGGGCCACTGGGTATGTTGTTGGTGAGGATCAGGACGTGCCGGAGTCCGATGGTGACTTTGGGAATTTGAACTTGTCGCCCTACACAATCGGCGGACTCTGCCAAGTTTCGCGTCGCCTGCTGAGGCAGAGCAGTCTGGATGTTGAGGCAATGATCCGTTCCGACCTGTCGAAGGCCGTGGCGCTGAAGCTGGATAGTCTTGGTTTCTACGGCACCGGCACTGATGAGCCTTTGGGCCTCAAGTTTACCCCCGGTGTCAACGCCATCACCTTTGGAACGGCCAGCCAGCCCACGCATAAGGAAATGGTGCAGATGGAAAGCGAAATCAGCGCCGACGATGCGGATGTGGAAAGCATGGCGTATATGCTCAATGCCCGTATGCGTGGGCACTGCAAGACCACTGCGCGCCTGCCGAGTGGCGAGAAAGCTATCATGACCGATGACGGCCAGATTAACGGCTACACCGTCGGCGTTACGAATCAGGTGCAGGGTTCGGATGTCTTTTTCGGCAACTGGGCTGACTTGATGATTGCCATGTGGGGTGGTCTGGAATTGACGCTGGACCCGTACACTCACAGCCAGAAGGGACGGCTGCGCATCATTGCCATGCAGGACGCTGACATCGGAATCCGTAATGCAGAATCCTTCTGCGTGGGCACGAACGCCTAAAGGGGGAGTCATGAAAAAGCAGAAGAGAAAGGAAATGACCGTTGTTGTGGTGGCACCGGAGGGTGCCGCCAATGTGGGTATCTTGATTGATGGGGAGATGTGCCGCGAGGGTGATGAAGTGACGGTGCCTCTTTCTGTGGGAAAGAACCTCATCTACCGCGAACGTGCTGTTCCGGCTGGCAGTGCTGCCGCCAAGGCTATTGTAGCCTCCGCCGAGGAATCCCGAAAGGCTTCCGCAAAGGGTGGGGGCAAGGGCGGCGGTAAGGGCGGCGGTAAGGGTAAGTGATGATCACTGACCTCGACGGTTTCTTCACCGGACTGGACGCAAAGGACGTGACGGTGGTCTTGGTAGACGGAACCCGGCGCACGTTCAAAGCCTACTTTGATGCGCCTTACCTGGAGCCGCGCTTGGAAGACTTCGCGGTGGAAACTGCCGCGTACAAGTTGACGTGTCAGGCTCGGGACGTTGCAGGTGTCACAAGGAAGAGCACAGCGGTATGGGTTGATGGTGCTGAATACGCCGTAAGTGCCGTGCGTCCTGATGGTACGGGAATCGTCGAGGTCATGCTGGACGCCACATGTGATGTAACCGTTCAGGTGGACTGGTAATGTCCACCTGCGGTGTGGCGGAACTCCCCTTGGACGCGGCAAGTGCAGACCGGATCGCACGTCTGTTTGCTGCGGATCAAAAGCAGATTGAAGCGGCCATGCGGCGTGCAGTCAATAAGCTGGGGCGCTGGGTGCGGTCCACAGCGCTGACCGAGGGGGCGCGGGATTCGGGCGTACAGCGAAAGGTTTTAGCCGACCGCGTACGCCTGACTCTTGGAAAGAACAAACGAGGTGTTCAAGTTTGGTTTGGCCTGTGGCCTGTGCCCTTGAGGTTGTTGAAACCGAAGCAGACGGCCACTGGTGTCACTGCTGGTCCGGTAGATCGACGACATGCGTTTATCGTTACAGGCCGTGACGGTAAGCGGGACGTTTTCCGTCGCTCGGGTGATTCGGCATATCCAATCTTTAAGCAGTACCACAGCGTGGATGATGAAATTCGCAGAGTTTTAGAGGTTGATGTGTTCCCCCGTTTGGATGCGCAGTTCTCAAAGTTTTTTGAGCAGGAACTCCGCTGGGAAGTGAGTAAGGCGCGGTGAGGTGGGTGGTGATTGACGAGGTTCATGATGGGATATGTGCGTCGCTGAGGCAGGGGCTGCCGGGGCTGCGGGATGTGGTGGACTATGGCGTTGACAGGAAGCTCAACGCGCCGCTTGCCGTGGTGCATTTGGCCGGGATGGAGCGGGCCGGGGAGGCTGATGACGGCACCGAGCGCCTGTGGGTGCAGTGCCGTTGGGAGGTGTTTCTTGTTGTGGCCGCGCGCGTCTGCGGCGTGGAGCAGGAGCTTCGGCGTATGGCGGCGGCTGCGGCCACGCTGGTGCAGGGCAATCGGTTTGGGGCGCAGGTCGCACCCGCGCGGTTTCTGACGGCAGAGCCGAATGAATTTGAACCGAGCTTTTCCGGCGCTTTGTCGTGGCGGGTGGAGTTTGAAATTGATGTGCCGCTGGGCGAGAGCGTGTGGGATGGCGAGGGCGTGCCTGTGAAGCAGGTTCTGGCGTCGTATGCGCCGTTGGTCGGCGAGGACCACAAGGACAAGTACACCGAGGTAATGGCTGATGAACTTCCGAGTCTCTGACATGGAGCGGCGGCTTGCGTCGGTAATCCGCGTGGGCACCGTGGCCGAGGCTGACTATTCGGCCGCGCGGGTGCGCGTGGCCTTTGGCGAGGCCGTTTCGGACTGGCTGCCGTGGCTGACGCTTCGCGCCGGGAATGACCGCACATGGTGGTCGCCGGAGGTGGGGGAGCAGGTTGTGGTGCTGTCGCCATCGGGCGACACCGCGCAGGGCGTGGTGCTTGGCAGCATCTATCAGTCCGCGCACCCTGCGCCCGCGTCCTCGCCGGATGTAGACCGCCGCGTCTACGCGGACGGTGCCGTCATAGACTATGACCGCAGCGCCCACCGCCTGCACGCCGTCATCCCCGGCGACATCGTGGCCAAGGCGTCCAAGAATGTGACCGTGCAGGCTGGCGGCGTCATCAGCGTTACGGCCGGGAGCGCTGTGGAAGTCACTGCGCCGCAGATTACCTTGAACGGCACTATATTTCTGAACGGTCCTATGACGCAGGGCGGCGGCTCCGGCGGCGGCAACGCCACATTGAAGGGCAACCTGCATACCGTGGGCGACATCACCACAGACGCGGACGTATGCGCGGCGGTGTCCCTGAACGGCCACGTTCATCCTTGCCCGCATGGCGGCGACACCGGAGGCCCGAAGTAGTGCGCGGCATCGATGCCACAACGGGCCGCGATCTGTCCGGCCTTGACCATTTGCGCCAGTCCGTGCGCGACATCCTGACGACGCCCATCGGCTCGCGCGTGATGCGGAGGGAATACGGCTCGCGTTTGTTCGAGCTGGTTGACGCGCCACTCAATGGCGAGACGCTTGTGGAACTCTACGCGGCCACGGCGGAGGCCATCGCCATGTGGGAGCCGCGCTTTCGTGTGGAGCGCGTCACCGCGCGCGAAGCTGGGCCGGGGCATGTGGAGCTTGACTTGGTCGGCATCTACCTGCCGGACGGCAGACCCGTGACCATGGAGGGCATCATCGTATGAGCGGGTTCTCGGATATTGATTTGTCCTTGCTTGCGTCGCCGCAGGTGGTGGAGGAGCTGGACGCCGAAACCGTGCTTGGCGAAATGCTGGCGGACTTCTGTGCGCGGCATCCGGAGCACACCGCGCTTGTGGAGTCTGATCCCGCATACAAGATTTTAGAGACCGCCGCCTACCGCGAAACGCTGCTTCGCCAGCGTGTGAACGATGCGGCCCGTAGTGTGATGCTGGCCTATGCGGGGGGGACGGATTTGGATCACCTTGCGGCTTTGGTGCCGCTGGAGCGCAAACGTGTGGCTCCCGGCGATCCGGACGCGTATCCGCCTGTGCCGCCAACGTGGGAGGCCGATGCCGAGTTCCGCCGCCGCATCCAGCTTGCGCCTGAAGGCTTTAGCGTGGCCGGACCGGACCGCGCGTATATCTTTCATGCTCTGACTGTGCCGGGTGTGCGGGATGCTGCCGTAAGCAGCCCCGCGCCCGGTGAAGTGGTGGTCCATGTGCTCGGCCGTGAAGGCAGCGGCACGCCGGACCCGGCGGTGCTGTCTGCCGTGGAGGCCGTCTTGATGGCGGCGGAGACGCGTCCGTTGACGGATTACGTCACCGTGCAGGCGGCAGAGGTCGTCACCTATGCCGTCCGCGCAACCCTTGCCATTCAGCCCGGCCCGAGCGCGGAGGCCGTCCGTGACGAAGCCTTTGCGGATATGTGGGCCGTGGCCGAGGCGGGGCACGTGCTTGGCGCGGGGATGCCGCTGTCTAAGGTCTATGCGGCGTTGCAGGTGGAGGGTGTTGCACGTGTGGCGCTGGCCGAGCCTGTGGCGGATGTGGCCTGCGCGCCGCATCAGGCCGCGTATTGCACGGGCGTGGAACTGGAGGTGGAGCGTGCCTAGGGACCTGCTGCCGCCAAGCGCAACGGCCATGGAACGGGCACTGTCCGAGGCCGTGGCGCGGTTGTCTGACGTGGGCGTGCCGCTGCGCGCTGTGTGGCGCGCGGGGGAATGCCCGGAGCCGCTACTTGCGTGGCTGGCGTGGTCGCTGTCCGTGGATGCATGGGACGAAAGCTGGACCGAAGCACAAAAGCGCGAGGCCATCCGTGCCGCCGTGTGGGTGCACAGGCACAAGGGGACGCGCGGCGCAGTGGACCGGGCGGTGCGTGCCCTTGGTTATCGGGTGCGCATCCGCGAATGGTGGGAGGAAACTCCAAAGGGCGAGCCGTACACCTTCGCTATTGAGATCGAGGTGGATGATCGCGGCGTGGATGCAGGCCTGTACGGCATGCTGACGCGCGTGGTGGATGCGGCCAAGAACACCCGCTCGCACCTGCGCGGTTTTGCCGTGGTCTCGACCACGCGCGGACGCGTTCATGTGGGGATGGCCCTGCATATGGGCGCAGCCCTCACGGTGTTGCCGTGGCGTCCTGAGAATATCGAGCAGACTTCGCCGCTGCATGTTGGCGCGACGCTGCAAACGTTTACGACTGTAACCGCTCAACCCTAGCGAGGACGATATGGCCAAGGACTTTTTTGTCATCCTCACCGAGACGGGCCGGGCCAAGCTGGCGAATGCCGTAGCGCTTGGCCGGACTGTGTCCCTGACGCACTGCGCCGTAGGTGATGGCGCGGGGCAGATGGTGACGCCGGATGCGGCGCAGACTGCATTGACCCGCGAGGTCTACCGCGCCCAGCTCAACACGCTGGAAACAGACCCGGACAACCCGGCATACATCGTGGCCGAATTGGTCATCCCGTCCGAGGAAGGCGGCTGGACCATCCGCGAGGCAGGCATCATTGACGCCGATGGCGATCTGTTTGCCGTGGGCAACCTGCCTGAAACGTATAAGCCGCAGATTGCCGAAGGCTCTGCCGCCGAACTGCGCGTGCGCCTTGTTATGGAGGTGAGCAATACCGCCGCCGTGGAGCTGAAGGTGGACCCGACGGTGGTGCTCGCAAGCCGCGGCTATGTGGACGCGCAGGTTGTGGAAGTCCGCA